GCCGGCGCCGGCATAATACCGGTGCTTGTGCTTGATGTGACAGAATCCGAAGCCGACAAGATACTCGCAACCTACGACCCTATCGGCGCCATGGCGGACAGTGACGCGGCAAAGCTGGACAGCCTGCTGAGGGATGTACAGACGGGGAACCAGGCCCTGGCGACGATGCTAGCGGAACTGGCGGAAGCCGCGGGTGTGATACCCAAGGAAGAAAACGATCCGATAGGCGAAGACGAGGTGCCGGAACCGCCGGTTGACCCGATTACGAAGCCGGGGGACCTCTGGGTGCTTGGAGAGCATCGGGTGCTGTGCGGGGACTCAACGAAGGCGGAAGACGTAGCGCGCCTCATGAATAAAGCTAAGGCGGATTTGCTTTTAACTGACCCGCCTTATGGTATTGATTATGCCCGCGCCGGGGGCCGTTCTGAAAAACATGGATGGTCAAAGCTTGAAAAAACAAACCCGATATATAAATGGGATAAAGATAGGCCATCAAAGGAAACAATACGGGCCGCGGTTTCAATTGCTCGCGAGTCAATCATATGGGGCGGAAATTATTTTGCAGACTATTTGCCACCTAGCATGGGATGGCTTGTTTGGGATAAAGGGCAGCGGGACTTTTCCTTGGCGGATTGTGAACTTGCTTGGAGATCGGAAAAAAAAGCCGCGCGGGTACTTACCCTTTCTAGGGCAAAGGCGCTACAGGATGGCAAAGAGCACCCCACGCAAAAGCCAGTAGCTTTAATGGCGTGGTGTATAAATCAAGCAGATGACCCAAAACAGATTTACGACCCGTTTTTAGGCTCAGGCACCACCCTAATAGCGGCGGAGCAATTGAACCGCAAATGCTACGGCATGGAAATCAGCCCAGCCTATTGCGATGTTATAATCAAGCGGTGGGAGACGCTGACAGGGAAAAAGGCAGTCTTGGGTAAGTAAGCATTATAGGGGGAGTGGGTTGTAGTAAGTTGGGAAAGTTGGCTATTATGAGTGCTAGGCTTAAACAATCAGAAGTGTTTACCGCCTTGACAGCGTGCACCGGAAACGTGGCCGCGGCAGCGGTTCGCCTTGGGTGCTCACGGCATGGGCTTAACTTGTTTCTTGAACGCCACCCGCGGTTGTTGCAGCTATGCAAAGACTTCCGCGAAAGCATGGTTGACCACGCGGAAAGCCAGTTTAACCGAGCCATCTTGAACGGCGCCCCGTGGGCGGTGGCCATGGCGCTTAAGACCATCGGCAAGCGCCGCGGGTATGTTGAACGGCAGGAAGTCGAGCAAGAAACCCGGGTGACCTTGGCCCAACCCGCGGAGGAACTAACCGATGAGCAGCTCGCCAGGATCGCAGCCCGCGCCGGTAGCGCCACCGGCAGCGGCGGCGGAGCTTCTACGCCGGAGGCAGGCCCGGCGGGACCTGGTTGAATTCGCGCGGTACACTATGCCGGAATATCAGCCGGCATGGTATCACCACCTCATTGGAGAGCGGATTGCCGGCATGATCACCGGCGGCGCCCGGCGCCTTATCGTGAGCTTGCCACCGCGGCACGGGAAGTCGGAGTTGATCAGCCGGCGCCTTCCCGCCTTCCTTCTCGGGATCAATCCCGATGCTTCCATCATCGCGGCGAGCTACAGCGCGGACCTTGCAAGCCGGAACAACCGAGACGTTCAGCGCGTGATGGACACGCCGGCATATCAACGCCTGTTTCCCGAGACCCGACTAAACGACGGCGGCAACCGAACCGTATCAGGAAGCTGGCTCCGGAATTCTGACCTATTTGAAATCGTGGGCCGGCGAGGCGTATACCGAAGCGCCGGCGTGGGCGGCGGTATCACCGGCATGGGTGGAAGCTGGCTTATTGTCGATGACCCGGTGAAGAACCGCGAGGAAGCCGACAGCGCTTCTTATCGACAGAGTACGTGGGACTGGTACACGAGCACGCTATCGACCCGGCAGGAAGCCGATGCCCGAATCCTGGTAGTCATGACCCGGTGGCACACCGAGGACTTGGCCGGCAAGCTGCTAGCCTTGGCGCAAGCGGAAGCCGGCGCCGACCAGTGGGACCTAATCAACCTTCCGGCTATCGCGCCGGCGGAACCGGCACCGTATGACCTGCGGACCCATGGGCAGGCTCTTTGGCCGGAACGGTTTGACCTTCCAGACCTTGAACGCATGAAGGCCTCCATCGGTGACTACCAGTGGAGCGCCCTTTACCAACAGCAACCGCGGAGCGGCGGCGGCACCGAGTGGCCCGAGGATTACTTCGGCAAGGGGATCTGGTTTGACGATTGGCCCAACACGATCACGGCGCGCACCATAGCGGTGGACCCGTCCAAGGGAAGGGACGGCAGGCAGGGCGACTATTCAGCAATCGTGATGCTTGGGCGGGATCGCGACGGCACCCTATACGTGGAAGCAGACTTGGCGCGCCGGACTTCCGAAGCAATCATCGACGCCACCCTAGAACACCAGCGAACCTTCCAAGCCACCGCGGTGGTGGTGGAAGCGAACCAGTTCCAAGAGTTGCTAGCGGTGCAGCTATCGGAACGGGCCCGAGCCGCGGGCATGCCGATACCGGTAGTGCCCCTTCACAACAGCGTAAACAAGCTTGTCAGAATCCGGCGCCTTGGCCCCTACCTCGGGCAAGGGACCATACGCTTCAAGTCGGCAAGCCCCGGCACGAAGCTTCTGGTGGACCAACTGCGAGACTTCCCCACCGCAGACCATGACGACGGGCCCGATAGTCTAGAGATGGCGCTTCGTGTTATGATCGAACAATTCAACGGCAGGCAATCGGCGGCGCCGGTGCGGAGGTTACGCGCATGACACTATGGGAACGCATCACCGGCAAGCAGCCACAACCCGCGGCGCCAAGCCCCCGCCAGGTTCGCGAAAACCTTGAGGAAGAGTTAAAGATCAGCCGGCTAAAACGCGCCAAGACGTTACAGGAAAGCTACGCCGGCTCCGATTATTGGCTCACCGCGTATTCGGACATCCTGGCCCGGTATCGCGACGGTGGAATGCTTTCCTACCCGATTAGCCAACCCACCGACAGGCGGTATGGTTCCAACTTTCCGTTCTGGTACAGCGAACAACAGCTCAGCCTGATTCGGGCCCAAGCCCGAATGTTGACCACGATGAACCCCAACGCGCAAGGCCTGCTGAACGGATTAACAAGCTATGTCATCGGCACCGGCTACACCTATAAGGCACAGCCACGGAAGGGTGTCGATATCGACCAAGCCACCATGGATCGGGTGCAGCGCATCATCGACGAATTCTGCGAGCGGAACGCGTGGTCGGAAATGGAGCAAGAAATCTTCCAGCGAAGCCGCGAGGACGGCGAAGCCTTCATCCGGATGTTCTACCAAGAAAACGGCAAGCTTAACATTCGCACCATCGAGCCGGAGCAGATATTCCAACCGCCGGGGCATGAGCTAGCAGATTGGGCCTACGGAATCAAAACAGACCTAGACGACGTATTCAATGTGCGCGCCTATTATGTGCACTACCTGGCGCCGGGTGGCAAGGAAGATGCCCGCGACGGCATTGGTGAAGAGGTGCCTAGCGAAGACGTGGTTCATATCAAGTGCAACGTAAAAAGAGCCATCAAGCGCGGGCTATCGGACTTCAGCTACGAAACCCTTGACGCCTTCATGGTGGCGGCGAAATTGCGCCAGAACCTTGGCGAAGGCGCCGCGGTGCAAGCGGCCATCGCGGGCATTCGCCAACACGACAACAATACCGTGGGACAGGTGGAGACCTTCAACGCCGGCATGACAGACTACAGCACATTCTCCCCGGTGACGCAGAAGGAGACCGATTACCAAACATTGCAGAGCGGTTCATTCTTGGACATCCCGAAGGGCATGAACTACGTACAGCCACCCGGGGCGGCGAATTCAACCGCGCACCTCGAGATATTCCAAAGCTTGTTACGTTCAGCCGGCAACCGTCACAACGCGCCGGAATGGCTTGTCAGCGCAGACGCAAGCAACAACAATTATTCAAGCAGCCTTACCGCGGAGAGCCCGTTCCTAAGGAATTGCCTTCGCCTGCAAAGCTTTTACAAGCGGCCCTTCCTTCGAGTCATCACTGCGGCCATTAAAAACGCGGCCATGGCGGGGCGCCTTCCCGGCAACATCTGCGAACTGATTGACCTTAGCGCAACACCGCCGAGCCTTGAAACCCGCGACAAGAACGCAGAAGCAGCGGCGAACCAGATCTACGCCACCATGGGGGTAAAGTCGGTGCCGACCATTGCCCACGAACTAGGCTTGGATTGGGAAACCGAGCTTGCCAACCAACAGGAATACCAGCAGGAATCGGGAGCAGCCGGCGCCTTGCCGACGGACCCGGCAAGCCTCGGGCCTGATGACGAGCAAGGCGTGACGGAAGCCGCCGGCGGCAAATACGACCACATAGATTTTACCCCGCCACAGGGTGCACGGGAGGCAGCCAAGCGAGCCTTGGAAGTGCGCCAAGAAAAGCCAGCCAGCCAAAGGGGCATGACGCCGGTAGGCATCGCCAGAGCGCGGGACCTGAGCAACGGCGCCAAGCTTTCACCGGAGACAGTCCGGCGGATGAAAGCATATTTTGATCGCCATGAGTCCGACAAATCAGGCGAGACTTGGGACGAACAAGGCAAGGGCTGGCAGGCGTGGATGGGGTGGGGAGGTGACCCCGGCTATGCTTGGGCGCGGAAAGTGGTTAAGCAGCTTGAAGCCGCGGATGGAGCAACCGAAGGACAGCGCCCCCGGTGGCAGGTGTAGCGGTGGGCAGTGTATTCAATTCACGCATGGCGGCACGGGTGGGCGTCAATCAGGCGCGCACCCTGGCGCATGCCGATGAAGTGGCCGATGCAATTGACGCCAAAGTGGTGAAGCTATGGAAGCGTGCCCTTCGCCTGATCGCATTGAAGCCCCTTCCGGTGGATGCGCGCACCCAGCTGGGGGCGATCCTGCGCGAGATTCAAACGCTCACCGTTAAGGGACTGGATGCAGGGCTCCGGCAGATTGCAAAACGGGCCCACACCGCGGCACGGGAGGAAGTCTTGGCCGAGGCCCCGCGGGCAGTCATCGCCACCGCCCTGACCCTGGCAGCGCCGGCGCGCCCTGATCTCACCGAGGCCCGGCGCCTTAATCCGGAACAGCGGGCCCAAGTCGAAGCACAACTATTCCCGGCGCTTGACCATGACGAAACCACCGCAATCATCACGCGCCCAACCAACGGTTTGACCTGGCAAGCCCGCATCGCGGCCCAAAGCGCCTTGGCGCCACCGGAGCAATTGGCCAACATCGTCATCCAAGGAATTAGCCAAGGGCAAACAATCCAAGCCATGGCGCGGACTATGCTGCCGGCGGTGCAGGGTGTTAGAACATCGGCGCGGAGGGTGGCACGAACCGAGGGAATGCGGGTGGCGCATGAAGCCCGGATGGATTGCTACAGCGGCCTTGGGGACCTAGTGGCAGGCTACCAAATCCATGCCACCATGGACTGGAGGGTAAGGCCTCATCACGCGGCACGCAACGGGACGGTGTACTATGTGCGACCCAAGCCGGGGCAACAATCCACGACGCATATGCCGAGGCCCCCGCTTGAAGAAGATGGCACGGTGGCGCACAATTGCCGGTGTTATCTTACGCCGGTATTGGACGTGGACCCGGACATTGAAAACAACCCTGCGGCGCGGGCCCTGTTCACCGATAATGATCACAAATTGGTCCAAGATCCAAACGTCTATTCGGATTGGTTTGCCAACGCTTCGGACCAAGAGCGCCGGTGGGCAGTCGGGGCGCGGCGCCTATCCGTAATCACGGCAGGCCTTCCAGCCGGGCAGGCGCCGACGTGGGCGCATTTTATCGACCCGACCACCGGGCAGCTTCTGCAATTGGAGCGCCTGACAGCCGAGACGCCGGCACGGCGTGAAGCCCGGATGGCTCGGGTAGCGGAAGTCCTGGCGGAGCGGGAACGATTGGCCCGGCAGGTGCAACGGTTTGGATACTTGACCGCGGAGGACGGAGGCGAACCGTTACCGGTGCAAGACCTCACCCCGCCGGCGCCCCACCCGTACACGTCACCGGAAAGCCCAACGCCGGAAGCGCCAGAGCCCTTGCCACTACCGGCGCCGGTGGAGCAAGACAGGATTGACGCCGAGCAAGAGAAGTTCAGCCGCGAGGCAGGCAAGGGCGAAGCTTTCCGCGGCGAGGCAGTCAAGGCCGACCCGACGGAGTACATCCCCTTCCGATGGGAGGCGACTAGGTTCCCGTTCAAGCTTGAAGGACCCACCGGCGTGGCAGTATCGCATGAGGTTTACAAGCCTGTTTTGCGACCCGGCGGGAAGCTTGAGAAGGACTCAGATTCATCATTGAAAAGAGAATGGCAAGAGCTCATGGAGAAAGACAAGCTCACCATGGCGGACCTTCAGTACGCCGAAGAAAAAACAACGCTCACGGCATCTCCAGACGGCACCCGGGTTCTATTGGCAACACCGGAACAGGCAGCCAAGGCCATGGGGTTAAAGCCTGCAAAGGTGCGCGAGTATGACCAGATTGCCGCGGCAACGTGGCGCATTCAATTTGGCAAAGAGATCTTGGCATCATGGCAAGAGAAGGCGGACCAAGCCGAAGAAATTTGGCGCCAGACTCGAGAGATGGAAGGCCCACCGCCAACACGACACCCCGAAGGAGACCAAGGCAATAACCGAGCGTGGGTGGTTGATGGAATTGTTTTCCGCGTGTACGACGAATCCGAACAGCCGAAATTGACCCGCGGTGTGAAGACGGCAGCGCTCAGCCTATGGCGCGATAAGCAAGCCGAAACACTGCGATGGGCGGTAAACATACCGATTGACCACCGGGCCTGGAAGAAAGAAATCAAAGCCGTGGCGGATCAGGTGGAGAGCCTAGAAAAGAAACTGCGCGGGAAGGTGGACCGATTTGGCGCGGCGCTTGACGTGATGACGCCGACAGGCCCACAAGTGACGGCGCCGGCGCCACCACCGCCACAAGTAAACGTGGTACGGGGCGAAGCCGAGCCAATGCCAGACGGCGCCGACGATATAGCGATGGACAGGTACGGCGAGGTTGTCAACCTGGCGCAACGAGCATTTGGCAAGGGAGCCAAAAGCTTGCCATTGTTCAACGCGCTAGGAGAGCTTAGCGGCGAACAAATGGCCAAGGTGGCGCTACACGTAGGC